CCCCCCCGCACCATCCCCGATGATGTGGAGAAGGGGTGAGAAGTACCCCGCAAAGGGCCCGCTCTGAGGTGTAACGGAAACATCACCTCTGATGCTCAGCGAGTGAGCCGAGTCTTGCCGCCATTCATGGCTCCAAGTGCGCTCATGAGCGCTCCGAAGATGTTGGCTTGCTTGTTGCCTGAAGCCTGCAGTCCAGCTCCGGCGAAGGCCATGGCGGGGCCGCCGTACTGCTGGAAGGCCTTTTGTCCGAATTCCTTCAACTTGACCATGGCGTCAGCTCCGACTTCAACGTGGGTGTGCCTGTTGAGGGCATCACCCGAAGATCGGAGAGTAACGGCCTTGCCATGAAGGATGGAGCCGGGAGTAAATCGTGCTGCCCGTTGGACGTCCACAGAGATTTCATACGTGTTGTTGCGCAATGAGCTTCCAGCGACGAAGTCGTCGATGAGGATGATCAAAGTGCAGTACTTTGGAGTGAGAACTGCTTCAAGGAAGTGAGTGTCCTGCTGAAATGTGTGAGATCGCACAAAGTCAGCGGGATACGTATTGGCTTGGTGGGTTTCCTGCAGCTCTTTTCCAGTGAAATGCTTGGTGCGCTTGGCGTTGCGAACCATCTCTGCCACTGTGTGGTAAGTGTAGGCCTGCATCGGATACAGACCTGGACTCCATTCGTCGGACAGCTCTCCAGGGGTAGATGAAGTCATGCCAAGATCAGGAGCGAGATTCAATCCTCCGTTGTATCTCAGAACTCGAACAACACCACCAACAGCTTGGTTTTCGGTGAGGTTACGGATCTTGAGTGAACCACGGAGTGGAATAGATTCCGTGCGCATGGTTGGGATGCCATGCTGTGCAGGGCTATCGTGAGGGATTGAGAGATTGGCGGGAGCATCGATGCTCTCGAGTCCATGGGTAGGCTGTACGATGGCCCCATTGCCTTGATCAGGGGATTGGAAGTCATAACCCGTACCAGCATAGTACGTGGTGCCGATGAGCCGAGTTGGTCCAAATCCCTCCAATGTAGAGAACTGAGTGAGAGAGATGGGCTTGGAGGTGACATACTGGATGGCCACGGCTCCATCGGGACCTTTCTGGTTGACGGGTGTGTAAAGATGACCACAAACATCGTCACTGGAACCGGGGTTGAAGACGATCATGGCGGAAGAAGTCTGAGGAACGTAAACGTCCTTCAGACCGGGATCAACGGAGGGCTTGCCGGAGGTGCCTCCAAGAACTGTGAGGTTGCCAGGTATGAGCAGACGTGCACTGCCTTGTACCGTAGTGACTGGACCTACAGCGCTACTGAGTATCGCCGCGTCGGGTTGCATGGCAAAACTGTCGTAATAGCCGTGGCCTCTTGGTGCCATGTACATGTTCGACAGTGCCTGCGGAACCCTCTGCTCCTTGGCCGCAATGGTCTTCGGAATGGATTTCAGTAGCGATCCCATCGCCATAGCTTGGCGGTCGCGAAAGCTTGAACCGCGGCTTCTGGGGTTTTTGCGGTTTAGCTGTGAGACCTTCGCTGCCAGTGCCTTCAGGTTCACTTGCTTCCCACTGGACGGTGGGTTGGGAATGAGACGACGTCCAGGCATGATGAACGGTCCCAGAGAGATTCGAACGAGCGGAGTTGGGAACGCTCGACGAGAGAGGTTTTTGCCTTCTAGGGCGGCGCGTTAAGCGCAGGAAGATGTGCACAGAAAGTGCGATGTAGGTGCTGAGATGCTGTACGTTGATCATCTGCAACTACTAGAAATGTGTAAAACCAGCCAGCCATCCAAATGCGAGATTTTCACGTAAGTTCTCGAAACTTGAGCTTTTAAGGAAAAACTTCAAACCATACTACAGACCAGCCAACTAGAAAACCAGCAAACCAACTAGAAAACCAACTAGCCAACTATTAAATTTGCCCCTAACGGGCATGCGAGAATGGACCCCGCGTGTCTCATAGTGGTGGATGGGAGGGCTCAGATGATCCCATCCATGCTGCAGTACTCGGGGTCGAGATTGATGGCCGCTTCGAGGACTCCAGCCTCTAGCAGCCCCTTGGACACAAGTGTCTGTGCGAGCTTGATGATCTGCTGAACCTGTCCAGGATGGTTGCGCACACAGTGAAGAACTCCTCCCAGCTGCTCAACGCTGAGACCGGCAAGTCCAACGAATGTGAGGCGCAGGAGGAGCTTGGGCATGTTGTGGTAGGTGCAAGTGCCATCCTTCAGGTCATAGCGGTGAGAAGTGAAGTAGACCACCGCACGCTCATCGGTGAGGACTTCAGCTCCGTAGCCGTTGTCCTCAAAGACCATGTACTCGTTGCGATCGACAGATGACAGTGGGATGATGGGATCCTCGTCCTCTTCGTTCAGTAGAAGTCCCATTGCAGCCCACCTGGTGTAGTGGCGAGCAAGCGCCAACATAGTGCCAGCGAGATCATCTCCCATGAGAAGGGACTGAATGGTTGCCTTCTCCTCTTCAGAGAAGTCGTCCCAGAATGCGGCCGAATACAAAAGGCCGCGGAGGAATGAGTTGGAGGCGGTGGTGCTGAACAGTCCAGAACCCAAAGTGCCCAACTGTGCGTTGGCATAGAGCTCCATCCCGATGTGGAAGATGTGTCTGGACATCACTACCGCAATCACCATCTGTGCATCGGCGAAGGGCGACAGGGCACCGCCCTGCAACGAGAGGAGAGCGCGTCTCCAGCCGTCGCAGTACAGAGTGCTTGCAGCAAGAAGCATGTCAAATGACGATGCATCCTGGCACTGTCCTCCCTCTTGAAGATTGAGTCGTTTCATTGCAGCGATTGTCTTGGCGATGTTGTCGTCGTCGTGTCCCATCCCCACGCACGAGCCGAAAGTCGGCGTGCTGGGGTGGTGAGTGTGGCCCTCCTCGTAGAGTGCTTTCTCGATAGCGTTCTGCGGCCCATGCAAGAGGCGGTGAATGACCTCCAGCCTGGCTGAGCCGAGGAATATCAGGCGCCAGCGCTGTTTGTCTGCCTTAGCTCGTCCATGGACTTCTTTCTTGACTTTCAGTCCTTCTGGATCAAGAAGACCCAGTCGGAAGAGCTGGACAGAGTTCAGGGTGGATAGCCAGGTCGGGTCGTAGACCAGATACAGGAGAAGTGTGGCCACACAAATCTCTGCCTTGTTCGGGAGCTCGACGAACTCCCCCTTAGTCATGCACCCATACTGTTGGCTCCATCCGGGGCCTTTGGAGGCGTCCAATCCCTTGAAGGCACTCTCGAGCCTGTCCTTGAAGGTGTACTCGGAGCTGTGCTTGGAGGTGGCAACATCTTCGAAGAGCGGGGCGGGGTGCCCGTTGGTATACTCGAGGAGGTGTTCCTTGTTGTGGACGATGGTGCAGCGGTGGGCATCCTTGCGATCCATTTGAAAAGCGAGGAAAGCCTTGGCTGCCTTGGG